AATCATTGCATGTGTTCTGGGTAAAGTTTTTGAGCCGCAGGTCATCCTGCAGCCTGAGAAGATATTTTTCGTTCATGAAAACGCCCTCCATAATGTTAGATTTTAGTAACCGATAAATTCCTGTCATTTATGGAGGTGCACGGGCATTATAAAACCGCTTGCCTACAGAGCGGATACATGGTATGATTTTGTCCATAGCAGTAGTGATGTTTCCTATATCTATAAGGTTTGTTGGTTTGTGGTGAGTTAACAATACCTTATTCAGGACTCATTTACTACTGCTTTTTTATGAAAAAGAAAAATCGCTATGCGTAACCTTGGCAGGCCATCGCGCAGCGATTTTGTTCAAAACCCATAATCCTGATAGGTCTTATCCTCTCCCATCTCCTCAAACTTAAAGTCCGGCCACAGAGTAAGCGCCTGGGCCCGTATCTCATTGATGTTGCCCTTGATGCGGTTGTAGTCACCGATATTAAAATAATCACTGGCCTGCCAGTCTGTTTTTGGCTGTTGCCACATAACTCATGTCCCTCCTTGCCTTGATGGTACCGCTAAGCCCGCCATTAAATTTCAGGGTATGGTCCGTTACCCGTATCAGCAGGTCAGGCACATACTTATTTTCCAGGAATGCTATGTCGTTGGCATCAATCCGTGGCTCTCCCCGGTATGACAGGTCATATTCCCGGTCTGATTTCATGTAGTCCCCAATCCAATCCGCCAGGTTCGCGGCATGGACCGTGTCGGACACAAGCGGATTATTCCACGCCTCCAGGCTGCCGGTAGGATTTAGCTGTCTGCTTACCTTGGACTGGGTAGTAACATATTCCCTGCCTGTCACGACCACCTCTGTCGGCCCTGTGATTCCTGTAAGCTCCACCGTTGCGTAATAGGCACTACTACCCACAATCTCACACCCATATTTTGAAATACTTGCAATACCAGTGAAATAGCCAATGAACTTATCACACCACTCTATATCCGGTTCATTCCCGATTCCCCAAGCTGCTGTCAAATCTACCAAAAGAAGTGAATCTGTATAAAGCCTTTTGTTTCCATAGGTATAAATCCTTAGGTCCCACTCTCCTGTTATCTCAACCGTGTCAATGGCTGATTTGGTATGCCACGCTCCATCTGGCGCAATAGTCTCTGGACGTAGATTAATATTAAATGATTCTCTATTGGCAATCGCCCTGACCAAATCGCATTCATCATTTCCCGAATACTCACCGGGTGATTCCTCCCGCATGAAATTCCCCCGCAAGTAATATTTATGTCCGGATATCATCTGCACAGTTTGTACTATGTGGACTGCGTTTCCATCTTCTGAGACAACGTATGTGCATTTTCTGGCTGCGTCATACTGTGCGTTGAGCCATCCGGTCACGCCGGTATCAAAAGACCCATTCTGAACCATATTGGTTGCCTCCACATAAGCCGGGACGTATGTCTTTAAATCATAGGATGGATTAGAAAAATAAAACGTATATCGGTTGTCTAAAGCGGTTACACTTATGGTCTCCCTCGCCAGCTCCTTTGCATCCTCTGTACTGAGATTGTATATGGTGCATACGACCTGCAGTTCCCTAACCTTGGTCAGTTGCGTGCCCTTTGGGGTCTTGGTCAGCTCCACACCATATTCCAGGACATAATCCGTGCTGTCACCGAAGGTTATGTTGTCCAAGGTCACACGGTTATTTGGGCACCCCTGGGTAAACTCCAGCACAAGATGGTCAAATTCCGGGAACTCATGGTTGACCACATGGGTCTGACTGAGTCCTGAGACAGCGTAATCCTCCACGGGCACATCATTGTTATAGGTATGGAACACGACCGTATCCGGCCAGTTCCTGCCAAACTCCAGCGTCAGTCCAAAGCATTTAAAAGCTGCCTCCATGGTTATGCTTATGGTTGGGTTTTCAGCGAACCTTCCTTCACCATCTGCCACAGAATCCGATATATAGCCGACATTAAGATAGGTCGTACCCTCAGCCTGCCGTGGAAGGAAGTACTCCGCCCCATCTGCAGCGGTATGATCCTGGCCAGCTGAGGCATACGCATCCTTCCCCGTGTGGTCCAGTACCGCTGCGGCATTGGAGAAATACGCCTCGTCGTCAGAAGCCGCTTCCATATCGGGCACGAAACTGGATTTCAGGAATATCTTCCCGGCGCGGTCCAGATAGAGGATGCACCGGCCAGCATTAGCAATCAGCTGCAGAGCTTCCTTATGCGCTACCACCGGCATCGGATTAACCACTAGAACATTCTTAAGATATGGATCTATCCAGTAGTCCCGGTAATCCACTTGGGCATCTGTTATTACATCCACGGCCAGGTCATATAGGCTCATGCCATCCGGGTGATACTGGCCACGGTAATAGGTACCATCCATGCCGTCAAACCGGTCGGATGCCTGGAAGCTCATCTCCGTATCATCAGCTGACCATGATTTCAGTGCGAGTGACGTTCCCGGTATCCACTCAATCGTCCCATCATCCATGGCCTGGCCATAGAGCGCCTCGATTCGTTGGCCGGTTTCCAGGAAGTTGACCGTGCTCTCATCATTCTCCACATCATAGACTCGGTCCTTATTATCCACCGTCATGGAAAAATCTATGGTTGGCAACTCCTCAGATATAGGGCTGATATGTTCCTTTTTGGTTGCAGACAGTATTTTTTTGCTGTCAAAATAGATGCCTATACCCATCGTTATCTGGTTAATGCGCAGTCTGCTCTGTCCATTGGCCATGACAGACGGCACAAAACGGAGGAAGGTTGCAGCCGGAAATATCTCCTCCGTTACATAATGCCCGCTGGCATTCCCGGTTACTTCTACGGTATTGCCATCTGATATGATACTGAAATCCACAGGGTACGCCTTGCCAAATTCCAAGGTCAGCCCCTTAATGTCGTATTGAACGGGAAACCGGATTTCAATTGCCCCCTGAAGGCCATCCGTCACGATTCCCTGATTGAGTACCACGTCTGCTGCATCCCTGGGGAGGAAATACATGCTGCCATCCACCGTGGTGTAGTCCTGGTCGCAGGCAGCATACAGTTCCTTCACTTGATAATTGTCCATTGGCATTATTAAGTCGGAATAATACGTATATGCATCCGGCTCAGGTATGTAAGCGGACGACTGTGCCTGCTGGTTAATCAGGCCGATGGTGACACGCAGGTGGGACAGCGGGTTCCTCCACTTCCTGCGCATCATGTCCTTATATTCATTACTGGCTGCCTGCATTATTCCATCACCCCGCAGTCTATCAGGTTCACCTTACAGTCTTTATACATGGTAGGCAGGCCATCCGGACCGGTCTCCCATATTTTTGCCGTCCGGTTCCCCGGATACATCCGCTCCGTCTTCCAGCAGTTGTTTTTCATGTCCGGAAACTTGACCGTCACCACAAACTCCTCAAACTCTTTAAGGATGCTGCTCCAGGTCGCCGCATCCAAATAGGACCACTGTAAGCCGTCAATCTTATCCTGGTCACGGCCCACGCGCTGCCCCACGAATTCCCCCAGGGCATTCTTGCCCTGGTTCACGTTCGTAGCAATGGTTAAGCCAGGCCCCCGGTCATAGTTTGGGTATTCATGTCCGTTGATATAGATTGGCAATCCACTCCACCTCCTTACGTTGGCCGCAGGGTATACCCGCTGCGCTTATCCAGCTCCACCAATTTCTTCTTTATTTCCCGGATGTCGATATTGACCGTCAAGTCCATCCGTTCAATCAGGTCTATGATGTTCCTGAGCAGTTGCACCATGATTTCCAAATAATACTCACTCATACCGCCACTGTTCTGCTGGGATGCCAGGGCTACTGCTCGGTCTACCATCTCCTGCATCTTATCCTCAGGCGCCACAATCTCACCGTAGTGCCTGTTGTCACCAATCATGGCCAGCTGCGGGGTGTTGGCGCGGACGAAACCGCCCTGGGCCAGACGCGGGAGGTGTATGTTTGGAATCTTAGGTATAAGTTCCGCTCCGATACCAGGTACTTTATCGGCTACATCATTCACGGCCTTTATCATGGCATTAATTGCATCAATAACCCTATTGGCCATGTTCTCCACGCCATTGATTATCATGTTGATGATGCCCTTTATATCTGCCCAGATACCATCCCAGGTTTCTTTTGTTTTGGTTCTCACCGTATCCCAGACGCCGGCAATTGCATCTTTCATGGCGGTGAACTTCTCATCCACGGCTATTTTAATGGTATCCCACAGGGTTGATACGAATTCCTTGATGGATTCCCATATCTCTGACGTCTTGCTCTTGACACTCTCCCAGGATGTGCTGATGGAGGTTTTAATCAGGTTAAACATATTTGCTGCCAATGTCTTAAGGCCAGTCCATAACGAGCTCACAAAAACTTTTATGGCATTCCATATTTCGCTCGTCTTTGTCTGGATAGCAGACCATGCATTGATGATGGTGGTCTTAATCCCTTCCCACACCTCCAATGCCTTGGCCTTAATCTCGTCCCAGTGCTGATACAGCAGGACACCTGCCGCTATCAGGGCAGTAATGGCTAATATTACCAGGCCGATGGGACTTGTGAGGAATGCAATTGCCGCCCCCAAAGCTGTGGTCAAGGCAGTTGCAATAGTACATATTGCATTCCAGGCTACCGTTGCTGCAGTCATTGCCGCCTGCGCGATTGCGTCCGCTGCCTTGGCTGCTGTATTGATTGCAAACTGGGCCGCCTGCTTAGCCAATGCAGTAACAGATGCTGCCGTAGCCACAACGAAGTCCTTTGCATACATGGCCACGATTGCAACAGTCTCAGCCTTGTCCGCAATCTTAGCAGCAGTATTCGTAACAAAGGCCTTTGCATTGGCCAATAACGCCGTGGTGGCCACGGTTACCGGTGCAAACATCCCCTGGAATGCGCTTATCACGCCTCCTGCGTTAATAATGAACTCACCTAGTTTGACTACTTCCCACGCAGCAAAGAAGGCAGCTACCACAGCAGTGATTGTCTCAATGGTACCTGTATTTTCTAGGCACCAGGCAACCACATCAGACAGGGCCTGCGCCAATGCATCGAAAACGGGTTTTGCGTAAGTGTCATAGGCTGCATTCAGTCCGTCAAACATTTTATCAAGAAGGTCCTTTATATTGCTTACTACCGGCTGGATGGTATCCAGCAGACCCTGTACAGCCTTTTTGATTTCATCCTTATTGTCAATGATAGGTTTGGTGAGGACATTCAGGATATCCCTTCCAATCTTCCCTAACAGTTCCGTCACACCCATGAAGGCAGTGGAGAACATCCCGATGATGTCCGCGGTTATCTGCTTTGCGCTGTCGCTCCTGAATACTGAGAATATTTCAGCTACCGCACTGGAGACACTTCCGCTTATCTCAGCAATCCTGGAACCGATATTGAACATGGATACAATGTAATCCCTGATTCGTTCACTATTCTGCTGCAGGAACAGGCTGATTCCGCCCAGCAGGTTATCCGCTATGGATGCTCCTATACTGGCGGCAGAGCCGGCTATCTTACCCAGGTTAATAGCTAAGATATTGGCAAACCGTTTGGCAGCCTGCTCCACCTCTGGAGATGTAAATATCTCCGTCAGACTATCCTTGATGCTTTGGATAGATTCTTTCATGCTGTCCAGGACGCTGGTGTCGCCAAATCCAACCTTAAACCCTGCCATGAATAGGTTTTTGAGTTCCTTTGCCTTTTCAATCAGCCCGGCATACTTACTGTCCATCTCATCCACGGCCGATGTATCAAGTTCGCCCATGTCGAACTCATCCGCAGAGTACCCACCATCCGCACCGCCTCCGGAACCACCGCTACCGGAGTCTGTCTCCGGGTTGATGATGTTGAGCTCATCAATGCCTGTGCTGACACTTTTCATGTCCTTGGCTGCCTTCTTGGCTGCGCTGCCTGCTCCTCCAGCGGCTGCCCCTGCTTTATCAGCAGACTGGGCCATGGCTTCCATACCAGCCGTGGCCGCGGATGCGCCTCCCCCGCCCTTCTTACCGGTCACCATCTCCGTGAATGCCTTGAATGCATTGGCCAGGCTCATCAGCTTACTGATGATGCGGTTGATTACCTGGATGACCGGGGTCAGTACATTTATAAGGCCCTGACCGATTGTGGCTTTAAGGCTGTCAAATTGCAGTTTCAGAACACGTACCTGGTTTGCCCAGCCATCCGCCGTCCGGATGAAGTCCCCGGACGCAAGGGACAGCTGGTCCTGCACAAACTTATACCGCAGGGCCACCTTCTCGGCCTCAGACATCTTGGCCGTTACCTTGCCATAGCCGTTCGCCAGGGCGTAGCTGTCCAGGGCGCTCTGGGTCATGACAATACCCAGGTCCTTAAGGGTCTCCGTCTCACCCGTGAATACGGATTTTAATTTGGTGTAGGCCTCGTCCTGACTGATGTTGTAGAAGGATGCCACATCACCAGCCAGGCCAGTCAAGGTCGTGGACATCTCATAGGCTGCCTGTTCACCAAAGCCAAAAGCCTTGGCCATTGCGCCAAAGGTGCCGGTAAACTTCTTGGCCATGGTCTCTGACAAACCAAAAGAGGTTATGGCATTCTTAGCGAAGTCATCCACCTGTTTGGACATCCGTGGGAATGTGACATCCACCACATTCTGGACTTCCGAAAGGTCGGAACCCAATTCAATGCATTTTGCACCGAAGTCTATGATTTTTTTTACCGCAAATGCCGCCGCCAGGGCGGCACCTGCCTTTTTGGCCAGCCCCTGGATGCCCGCCATCTGCTGCTTGAATTGATTCTGGTTGACCACAAGGTCAAGGCCAATCTGGCCTACGCTGTCAGCCACGGTACCACCTCCTATCCACACATGGCCGCGAACATCTTCTCCAGGTTGGCCATTTCCTTCTCGAAGGTTTTCTCATCCATTTCTTTCATTTCCCGGTTACGCCAGTCATCATATATCCGGCGCTGGTCCTTTGTATAATGCTTGATAATGTCCTTATCCGTCTCTGACCGGATGGCCACCACCCGTCCCAAGGCAGTCTCCGGGGACAGGCCGGCAATCAGCGCCTTGAACTCGTCCCAAGAGACTGACTCAAATTCCTTCGTTCGTATACGCAACCCGTACTGCGACAGGAAGCTGGAAACTATCAGGTCCCAGTCCTCGAACATGTCGTAGTACGGGTCACTGCTCTCCCGGGCTGTCTACCTCATCGGTAATCAGCTGTATGGATTCCATAATGACTGTAACCAAATCCTTAAATCCGATTTTCAGCTTTTCAATCTTCTTCTTGGACTCTTCGGGGAACATCAGGTTGTAGGCCTGCAGAACTTCATCCATTCCGGGGGCATCTGCCGACATCAGTCCCATGACCTTAAGCATGGTCGGGGCATCTGCATTGACCTCCAGCACCTCACCCTTAATGACAAGGGATGGGTTTTCCTCAAAACTCAGCTTATCCGTGATATCTACTTTTCTCGCCATTGTTTAACCCTCCTTATACTGTTAATGATTGCGCTGGAGTGAAAGTTGGCTTACCATAACCCGTCACCTCAAACTCCAGACCGTCAATATTTGTCGTGTCACCACCTCCGGGCGTCGTCACATTAACGACTACGTTACAGGCCAGCTTTGCTCCGCTGACCATGGTCCACTCAAACTTGGTCATCACGTCCTGTCCAAACTTCCACGCCAGGCCGGCAATATAATCATTCCCCGGGTCCCCAACCGACCGTTTTCCCTTGAAGCTGAACCCAAGTTTCTTACCGGTCATGGCAGCCTTGGCCCATCCGGCAGCATCCATGGAATACCACTCCTCAACGGTACCGTCTATGGATGGTGCAAAGTTCTCTAGATCGGCTGGCATCACCATCTGTTCATCTGTACTCTCAAGGCCCGCAGTGCCAAACTTAAACACATTGTTATGCACGGGATACACTTTTCCCTTTGCTGCATCTGCCATCTCTTATACCTCACTTTCTCTGATATACAAAATCCAGCCATATCACATATTCGTAGACACCCTTATCATCCGTCCCCACGTCCACCGGTTCCGGGACCTGGAGGATGATGCAGTTGATGGGTGTATCCCCTATGGATAGGCTGGATACGTTTTTAAGTTTCTCATATAGTGCATAGGCAGCCCGCTCTGATGCCTGCACATCCTTGTCCCAATGGACCAGCAGTGATATACGCCGGACATCATAGCTGCTGTAATCATGGCCACCCAGCGCCATCACGGGAGGGCCGCTGCCCTGCCGGTGATACACGCCAATGGAATGGTCCTTCTTATTGTTCAGCTTCCCGATATAGACATTTCTGTCTTCAGCAATGGCCAGACCGGCTATGTATCCCCGGATATCGTCCAGTTTCAGCATCATACACCACCTGCTTTCTTGTAAAACCGCTTAAATGCGTTCCTGGCAAAATCCTGGCTTACTCCACCAGGTAGCCACGGTTCGTACCATTCACCGCCGGCAAACGGGTTCTCGTCCGTCTGGAAGTTGTATTCCGGATGATAATACAGACGCCGCGCATAGGGTGTGCTGGACACCAGCGTTACTTTGCCTTGCTTGGATTCGCTGTAATCGACAAATGTACTCTCGTTTTGAAGATTGCCAGTCTCAAAAGGCATTACCTGGGCCTGTACCACCTCTGTATGCAACGCCTCCGCTGTCATCTCCAGGGCAGTCACCGCTGCCTGTGTCAGTTGCTTAATCCGCGGGAAATTCATTTTCACAGTTGATTTTACCTGCATCAGACCACCTCCAGCTGGCAATAGTTCACTGTCCCATCCGGGTTCCTGGCTTTCATCCCCTGTTCAATCCTCCGCTCTTCCCCAAATACAGTTATGGTACCCCCGCTTAAGGTTGGGAAGTCTGGGGCAATGTCCCCGGGGAACAGGGCCGTACCGGTTATCTGCACCAGCTTCTTTTCTGTGGTCAGAATGGTCTTGGCCCGGTCCTGGAAGTTACATTTCAGGTCCAGGTCCATTACCTTCTCTGGATGGCCGCGGTTGTCTGTATCCTCTGATTCCAGATGGACGTGTATATCCGTCCTGCATAGCCGTTTTGGCACTAAACATGGGTATTTCATGGCTCACCTCGCTAACCGGCAGCACAGACCCGTCTGGGACAGCAGGGCGTACACATCGCGCTTCATGGCTACACCCTTGTCTGTAAATACGTTCCAGCTGCTGCCGAACTGTGCCGACACACCATTGATGCTGTAGCCCTGCAGGATGGTGTTTATCTCGTCTGTGTTCTCATACTCAAAGTCCGCCTGCTGGCAGACCACTTCCTGTATGGTTTCCTGCTGGAAGGCCGTCAGATTAGAAAATCCCCGGCCTACAATGCGGTTGTAGGTCAGGGAATCAATGTGACGGCTGGCCTGCTTAAGGGCCTTGTCCAGATCGTTCATGGGGATTACATTCCCCTTGTATGCGTCACAGTAGTACTCGTAGGTGACATAGGGTTCATAGGGCATATTACTCACCTGCCTTTTTACTCTCCGCTTTCTTTGCCGGTTCCTGCCTTGCGGCCCGGAGTGAAGCAAGTTCCTCCCTCAACGCTACATTTTCGGCATCCCTTTCAGTCGCCAGGCCCTGAAGGCGCTCAATCTCTTTCACTGCCTTCATGTATTCATCATAAGGTATTGTCTTTCCGCGTCCATATGCGGTCACTTGACCATCTTCACTCACAATATCAAAGCCTGCATCCTGATAGGACTTCTGCTGGCTTTCATCAATTGTGTACTCCTTATTTCCTTTTACTGCTCTCATATTACCTCCTTATGCTCCGGCTGCTTCCACATTCATGGCACACCCCTCAACCTTCTTTTCAAGAAGGAACAGGTCTCCGTAGCAACGGTTCTGATACAAATACCCATCTGCCGTCCTTGAATCTGTTCCTGGGGTAAACAGCTTGATATAGCTGTATTTATCCCGGCATACCACGCAAGAGGTATGAATCAGAATCCAGTTAATCTGCTTCGCATCAGAAGCAGCCACACATCCTGTAGTGAAGTCATACTTAGTCTTCATCCTGGCCGCAGGCACCATCTTAATGGTCACATCATCCAGGCTATGTACCTTACGGTTGATTGTGGACGGGGACGTTACGGTCATGACCCTCTGGAGTCCTTCCGCCTCCTTCACAATCTTATTCATGGTTGGGGTGACATACAGCATTCTCCCTTCTTCCGGGACGCCAGCCTCATCCATTCTCGCCATCTCCTCATCAAAAGCTTCCAAGAAGTTGGCTGCCGTGATGACATCAGTACTGATACGACCAGAATAAGTGGTCAGTTCTGCATGAAGTTTGGAATAACGATAGGAATCTTTTTCCGGGATAGCCTGTTCGGTCTCAAAGGTGTTCTGTATGTTTGCTACGGATAAGGTCAAGTTTGTTTCGTCAATGTCCATGGGGTCAATCCAGAACTCCACATCCCTGTCGTGTTCCAGTTTCTTTGCCTCCCAGTCATTGCTCAGGGTACCTACATTGAATCCCGGTGTCCTGGTATGGTCCTTGTACCCAGTCACCGTCATCCTTGGGAGTTTGATGGTCTGGGCATTGATAAATTTCACCTGCTGGTTACTCTGCGTTAAAGCATCAGAGCATAATTCCTTTGCATACTTCTGCTGGAGCAGCTGTGTAAAGGTCGTTGCATAATCATATACTGCCATTTCTTAATCCTCTCTTTCATTAAAGTCCGAACGCCTTTTTAAGGGCATCATCTGTTGCCTGGGTCTGTTGCTGCCCACTGGCTGCGCCCACCTGAATGAATCCGGTGGATCCTGGTGCCTGGGGTTTCAGTGCCGGCACGTCCTCCAGCACCTTGTTCAGGGCTGCCTTAAGTGCCTCATCATTGATTTTCCCATCCTGTCCCATGACCTGACTTAAATCAGCCATCTTGAGGACATAAGGGATTGTCTTGGCGTCAATTCCCAGGGATACCGCGGCCATGGTTGCCGCGGCCTGCATCTGTGCCTGTTGGGCGAGGGCCTGGGCTTGGGTGGCCTGCTGCTGTAACGCAGCCACATCTGGTTGTGATGCCGCCTTCTGCTGCTTGAATGCAGCAATCGCCTGCTCTACTTCTTCCTGGCTGAGTCCCTGCTGCTTGAAGTAGGCTTTCAGGGCCGTGTCCTCCTTAGCTGCCAGGGTTCCCTCCAGCATCTGCTGGATTTTGGCATAATCAATTATTGGGGATGCCGCCTGCTGGCTGGCCTGGGCTCCCTGCTGCTGGGTCTGTGCCCCTCCCCCTCCCTCGCCGCCTGCCCCGCCTGCGGGCTCTGCAAATAACTGTAAGTTCATTGGTAACATGTCTCTCATCGTCAATACCTCCATTTTAAGGGTGTCACCCTGTGATTTTCGTTTCATCCATTGTCATCAGTGTCACTGGCCACGCAGCAGTTTAAAGCCATGCTCGTGTTTGGGCGTAAAAATAGCACCCAGGATAATCCTGCGTGCTTATTCCTCAATTCTATCGATGCCATACTCTACTGCACACATGTGTTCAATTTTGCACCCTCTAAACTCATTCCATCCTGATACAAAATATGCGACATCAGCAGTGGCCAAATCCTTTATGCTTCTTGCTAAATATTCTAACGGCTTTGCATCCTTGGAGAAATCCGTATAGAAAGTGTCGATTACCTCCACTTCCTCTCCCAAATATTCTTTTGCTGACTGGATAGCTCTTTCTCTTTCAAAAAGAATCTGTTCGTCTGTCTTGTCTCTCATCGGCTGCGAAATAAATAACCTCTTCATTCTTATCCTCTCTTTCCGTTGCGATATCGCAACAAATAAAATACCACCAGCCATTAATGACTGGTGGGTTGAACTATGCCTAATTTGACATCTCAAACATATTGTAGTATAATATGGATAAGATATCTTTTAAAGAGGAACGGTACCTGACCCCCACTTATTGGGTTGGGCCATCGTTTCTCTTTAATTTTTTCTGATTAAGATTTTTCTTATTTGGTCATCCTTAATCAGTATGATTTTATCCACAAAGGCTGTGTGTCTCGACCAATAAATATCGTCTACCTGTTTATATATCTCATCCTCATCCAACGGACATTTTGAAATATCCAGGACAAAGTTGCCCGCCTGTCGTTTTTTCTTTGAAATCACATTATAAACCAGATTTTTGCTTGTCCCTGACAATTCTTTTAAATCATATGCCTCTCCTCTGAACATATAATCCGGCGTTGATATTCCAGGTGGATTCAAAACCCTGGGAACCATGGATATCTCGCCCCCAAGTTCACGTTCCAAAAGCTGCGCAACCTGTTTCTCCTTGTCTGAATAGTCCAACAACACATGCTTCCCATCAACCTTATATGTAGTGCCATTTGACGTATATTCAGATAAATCAACTATTTCATGCGAGTTTGGTGTTGCCCCTTTTATCCATTCTTCTGTAACATCCACTGACCTACCCATGCCGCCAGTCTTAAACTGGATGTCCTGCCACTCCTTCGCCCTCTGTCCGTACTGCTTTTTATTGTCCTCATCCAATGAATACTTAGCCAGCCGCCCATATCTTTCTGCCTGCCTTGATGCATACTGCTGCCCGGCCTCCTGTTTATTGGCCTGTCCGACCGCCTCCAGTTCCTTCTCACTCCAGGTATCGTCTGCTGTGGAGATGCCAGGGAAATAGGTTGTATGGCTGTCCTTGCACCTGGGATGATACAGTCCGGATGCTATGGCCCTGCTCATGAGGGGATACGGCCCATCGGATTTCTTGCCGCCGGACCAGACGTCGTCAATCAGGACCTTGCCAACAAATGGCAGGCACTTCGGACACGGGTTCCCGCGCTTGTTGACAATCACGGTGGTAATCCCCCATTCCTGCCGCTTCTCTCCCTCGCCCTGCAGGTAAGCCCGCTTGCTGGCCGTCCGGATGGCCATGTCGGCATAATCTGATAGGGTATGGCGGGCACCATTGGCATACTCCACACAGTTAAGGCCCCGTGAGAGCATATCCCTGGTAGCCATGTCCACGGCTTTTTCATAGGTACCGGCGCCGGTATTGGCATAAACCTGGGCATTGAAGATTGCCTTACGATAATCATCATTAGCTTTACGCAGGACAGCCGTCTCCGCCGCTTCCATGTCGTGGGTAGTGGCCTCGATCAATGCTTCCAGCTTCCGGTCATTCAGTTTAAAAAACTCGGCGGTGGCACCTTTGCTGATTTTCCTGGCTGGAAATCCTTTGCGGATGGCGTTCAGTATCTGAATTTCCTGCTGCATGTTTCCGGTCTGTCTGGCCTGTCTAATAAGCTCACCCATTTCCTTGTTGAGGTCCTGGAACCGGCTTCCAAAATGCTTCTGGTTCTCTCTCTTGTACTTCTCCAGGGCCTTAAGCTGTTCCGTCTGCCACATGGACCACTCAATACCCTCTTTGGTTTCCTCGGCCCGATGTCGGTCCATATTGCGTATCATAGACTTGATAAGCTCATCTTCTATGGCCTTGAAGGCGGCGCCGATATCGTATTCCGTCAACGGCATCACCTCCCGTTAGCATGTACCTTGAATCCTTGCGCCTTGAACTGTCTGGTCAGGTCCTTAAGCTGGGTCACGCTGCTACATTTATCGCAGCACAGCTCCGCATACCCCTGTCTCTCAATTGCGTAGATTCCCAATGGCACCTGCTCCCTTGCCACCTGCAGTAGGCCCTGGTACTCCTTCTGGCTCATCTGGTACAGACGGTTCATTACCTTGACCTTCATCTGGCTTTCCTCCCTTCATGTTAAGTCGAAAACTGCCAGCAGCCGTATTGATTCCGGGTTCTTCCACTTCCGCAATGCCCTGCTCTGCCTTCAATCGCGCTATCTCCTCTTGTTTCCATGCATCGTCCTTGCTGTCACCATACAACTCCTCTACCTGGGCCTCAACGCTCATCATTGGGGCACCAGGCCGGGCCTTGACCAGTGTCTCCACCTGGCTCTCAAAGGACGGATTTGCATACTCACCAAAGGGGATGTCTACTTTGACTTCCTCTACCCCTTTGCCGTTCAGAATATTGTAGGCGTTGATTGCTGCGCTGACCAGCTCAGGCAGTGTCTCCTGCAGAGCCTCCACAATAGCATTCCGGGTGTACAGGGTAGCTTTTTCCTTTTCGCGCTGCGCTTCGGCGTTGTCCAGCTTCTTGACATCGATACCCAAAGTGGACGGACTGATGACGCCCTGCAGGCATAAATCCAGGGCCGTGCAGTAGGATGCAAGGTAGCTGTCATGCGGGATGACCGGCTGTTCCGTGTTGACCTTGTTATCAGCCTTTTCGGACATATCGTTATCAGACGCAAAGTACCGGTTGTCAAATGGATTGGGCCGGATGACCTGCCCTGTCTCCGGGTCATGCGGCACCAGACAGTCCGGTATATACGTCCTGGCCCTTCCAGCCCTCAGGGCATCCATCCACTGGGACCAGGCTTCGTCGAAGGCGTCAAAGCTGTCCAGCTTACCATCAAAGATGCTGCCACCGCGTCCCTCATATTTGGTGGACTCATACACCTGCAGTGGCACGGCCAGGATGAGTGTGTCATCAAACTTCGTATCCTTTATTCCCTTGGTGGCATCGATGGCATTAAGGGGCACTGGCGTGTCACCCTTATACAACTCGTTACGTATATAGCCGTATCCATAATGCTCATACAGGACATACTGTTGATACCCGGCCTTATATGGCGTCTTGAACACAACTTCCTTCACACGGTCCCGGTTTCGGACAATCTCAACCCGCTCCCCTGGATACCACTCCAGGATTGGATACTCACTGACGGTCGTGTCAACCGTGACCTTGAAGGCGCCGTCCCCGATGTACAGGACCTCCTTCAAGGCCTTCTCCAGCTTACGAGTGAACTTATTATCCTTTGCAATGTCCTCCCACAGCTGCCGCTGCTGGTCGTTACCTGCAAAATCAAAATCATTCATGTCATCCAGGACAATGCCTGACAGGATACGGATAATCAGCCCGGGCAGGCCGGTATGTATCTTGCGCATCTCCATACCCGGTGTACACCTGCTGGCCCAGAACTTATATTTATCTGCATATTCCGGGGCCTGCTGGTACATCTGCTCCAGCTCGTTACCATCACCACGGTACCAGATGCGATTCCGGATGGCATTGGTCTCGAAGTCCAGGACCTCGTTAATCTGAATACAGTTCCCGCTGGCCGGCACCACGTTCAGCCAGGTACGAATGCCCCTCTTGATTGTCTCATTCATGCTGTTCAGCCACCTCATTTCTTCTCAGCCTCCTCGAATCCAATCAGGTTCCGGTATGGTATCCATGCATACTGATTGGCATTAATGGTATGGTCGTTCCTGTCCTCCGGCTTGTCCTTCTCGTCATCCCAGCTGTACCGATCCAGTTCGGATAGATGTTCCGCGCAGGTATCCACCACCAGGTAACAGCCCTGCTGTATCCAGCCCAGCTGCAGGTTGATACGGTCCAGAACCTCCGGTCGCTTATATGAATCATAAAAATTATACAGGCAGCCTTTAAGCCGCCTATACTTGCGTAGCTCTGTGATGGTTGCCTGGTCCGCATTGTCTATATACACATCCTTGGCAAAACCCCAGTCCTTGCGGCACTGCTCCAGGAAAGACACAAACTTAACCGCTGTATCACTGGGGGCCAGCGGGACATCCAGTTTGGCGTTGTTATAGACCTTCTCAGCCAGAGTGACAAGCTTCCGGTCATCCGTAATCCCCTGAAATATCATTGCTATGGTATCCGGGGACTTGCTAGAATAGGACGTATCCAGGGCTGCTGTGAGCTTCTTGAATTTCAGTGTCATGGCCTGCTGGACCGTGATGACATGCTTGGACCGCTCAAAGTTGGAGAAAATAAGGCCGGTTGCCTTACCACGCAGGCCTTGAATCTTATTCTTCCAGATTTTCGTTCCTTTGGGCGTATTCGTCATAATCTGGTCCAGCTTCTCCTTACTCAGGCCCAGGTTATGGGCGAAAGAAAAGAACCAATGCACCCAGCCGGGTTTTGGTTCCTCCTGTAATTCATCCATTATCTCTTTTGGTGTTTCATCTCTCCACTCAGGCAGTGGCCTGGAACAGTTGATATACTCCTTATACACATCCAGGCCCGGGTCATCCGGGTTGAGCGTGGCCATCAGGTAATCGCTTCTCATGGCGGCCTCACGCACAAACTCAATGTCTGCCGTGTTAATCTCATCAATGTACAAGCATCCGTACTGGCCGCCCAGTGCATCCTTCCACTTGCGCTTGTTGCCGTAGCCGACAACAAAGATAATCTTATCGCCGCCGGATGTGTGGAAGAGGATGTGAGGCATGTTATAGCCACCTCCACCGTTACCCTTATATTCCACCAGCACGCCAAAGTCATCCAGTATGCCCAGGTCCTTCTGGATGATGTTCTTTTCAGCGGCGCCTGTATCATCCGCAGCCAGGATGTGCAGCTTTTTGGGCGATTCGGCCACCTTGAGCATGAATTTAAACAACCCTACTGTAGTCTTGCCGGCAGCCGTGGTGCCTTCCAGGAACTCCACCGGGGCGTCACAGCGCAGGAACGCCTTGTACTTATCCGACAGCAGCAATCTCTCCGCACTCATTAGCCACCGCCACGCATCTGCTGGAGCAGGTCATCAAGCTTGGTCTTTTCAGTATCCAAGCCGCCGGATAACTCCAGCTTATCCTTGAACATTCCCAGGTGCCGACCCAGGAGCTCCAGGGCTCTTACCCTGTCATAGGTTTCCACGTTTATTCCAAACTTAGTTTCTTTGATTGCGGAGATAGCCGCCCGCTTCTCCTCTGGCAGTTCTTCGGTCGGGATTATTCGAACCACATCCCTTGTCTGCATCTGACCGGTATCAGGATCCACCACATAAGAGTTGTTCCGGATAACCGGCTCCCGCACAACATGTGCAAAATCGGTGCCGTTTGCACTGGCAATCCTCCGCAGCTCCTCCAGCACCCAATCTTGGGTAATCTCAGTACGCCTTTCCCGGTCCTTCATGCGCTCCTGGATATATTCCGCAACCTTAGTATTTCTTAGCAGCTTACTACCGTTGACCGCCGCGGCCTCATCCTTCTTGCAGCTCGGATACGCAACCTTGTAAGCCCTGGTGGCATTAAGGTCTATCAGGTATTCATCTGCAAATATCTTCTGTTTTGGCGTTAATGCCATCTGGCTCACCTCCAATCGTTTTGGTAAAGAAAAAGAGCCACCCAGAGGTGGCTCAAATCATAGTCATAATTGAATATTGTTTATTCTCGATTCCAGTTAATAAAAAACGTCCCTAACGTTCCACAGAATCCGGCTGATCGTATTATTTTATAGGCAAAATCATTATTTTTGAATGCGCCATTGTACATCAATGAAACAAAGAATACTATAATGATAAGCATAATCATACACCATGCCAAAATTCTGCAGCATCTATAGGTGCTTTCTTTAGTTGCATTTTTCATAGCCAAAATCAATGCCGTAACAAATCCCACATATACACTAATCATAGTTGCGTCGTTAGTATATAGATATGTTATCCATAAATTAATTATCAACCCGATAATAATCACTCCAGTTATTACATAGAAAATATCATACTTTTTCATTTAATTTCTCCAATCATTTTCTCCCATCATACACCATAATTTGACAAAAGTAAAGCCCCCACCATACCAGCAAGGACTAATCCAAAGGAGATAATCTGTGTATCTGGAAAACGTCATGGGGGATAAAACCAGATACCTCACCGCTTGCGTACCCTGCGGCATTGTCCCGTTAAAGCACAGGTCTGTCTTATGAGGGATTACATAATACCGGTTAATCAGCCACCAGGGTATGACACCTGGCAGCCGTCGCTTAAATGGGGAGGATGCAAAACCAGTAAGCTTTCCGCTTCATCCAATTTTGCATATTACAATTATAAATCGTCCAAAAGGACTTATCAAGGACATCATTTTGACGCAGTTTGTCAAGCCCTTAATCAAGCATAATTGCATCCGCTCCAAACAGATATATGCTCAGTATCCCAGTGAGCTCCGTCACCCACCGTCTTGCCGTTCTATCTGAACAATTCAAAAGCTCTCCAATTTCGTCAGGCTCCATACCATCAAAGTACCTATACTTAAAGGCCAGATACTTCTCATGCGTATTCTTCCGACACTCCTCATCCTCCAGGAGCTTCAAACACTTGTCTATGTGTCCTATCATGACAATGCTCCGGAGCTTACTCTTAAGAATGCTGTTGATAAAGATATCTTCCTCTGTGAACTCCTCCAGTTCATCGCCATTATCCATGTCGGACAGTTCTGCCACTCCCTCCTCCACGCTCTGACAGATGCGGTTATAATTCTCCATCAGCTTCTTGGTGTTCTGGAATACCTTTATTCTCTTTTCCCTCCGGAGTTGCTTCTCATGCTCCTTAAGGGCTTCCCTTGCGGCCAGCCTGGCCACTTCCTCCAATGCTTCCGTCTGTTTCATCGACATCACCTCCTCCCGCATCCAGCCACGGACACGCCCAGCACCCGTACCGTATCCTTCCCTTGTTCGTCCTCTGGCCATCACACCCGCGGCGCCCGTTGTCTATGTAGCACTGTCTCATAATACCGTATCACTCCCTTCGGCGGCC